TCCTGCTTTTGCAGATCAAACACCAAAGATAACAAGAGGATTGCCATCAACATTTAAAAAAGTTGCTAGACTTGGTTTGAGCAAACCAGCATTGAGATTATTGTCTAGAGCAGGTATAGGTGGGTTTGCAGCCTCTGCAGCAATACAAGGATTAGGGTTATTAGATGACTAAAAAGTTAACAACTACGATACCACCAGAAAGAGGACCTCACCCACAGGGGTTGAATGTTCCTGGGAAAAAGACTATAGTGGTGCAGAACTCGGAGAAAAATAATGTCAGAAATAGACAAGTCTTTACCAAACGTAAAGCAGGAAATAGAACTACCTAGTGAAGAAGAGATTGTAGAAGCATCTCAGGCAAATCTAGAAGAACAAGTTGGACCAGAAGATATTCAAGTAACACAAGAAGAAGATGGTGGTGCAACAATTAGTTTTGATCCAGAAGCTATAAATCAACCAGGTACAAACGAACACTTTGACAATCTAGCAGATTTATTACCAGAAGAAGTTTTAGGCAGTCTGGGATCTGAGCTGTATGAAAATTATATGCAGTACAAAGCATCTAGAAAAGATTGGGAAGATGGCTATACAAAAGGTTTAGACTTATTAGGATTTAAATACGAAACAAGATCTCAACCGTTTACAAATGCAAGTGGTGCAACTCACCCTGTATTAGCAGAAGCGGTAACACAATTTCAAGCACACGCTTACAAAGAATTACTTCCAGCGACTGGTCCGGTACACACTCAAATTATGGGTGTAATAAATAAACAAAAAGAAGACCAGGCTACAAGAGTAAAAAATTTCATGAACTATCAACTCATGAATAAGATGAAAGAGTATGAACCCGAGTTCGATCAGTTACTTTTTTATCTCCCTCTTAGCGGCTCTGCTTTTAAGAAAGTTTATTACGATGAACTTCTTGACAGAGCCGTGTCTAAATTTGTGCCAGCAGATGACCTGATAGTTCCGTACACTGCAACCTCATTAGAAGATGCAGATGCTGTTGTGCATGTTTTAAAAATATCAGAAAATGATTTAAGAAAAAAACAAGTAGCAGGTTTTTATAGAGATGTAGAAATTACACCAGGCTACTCACAAGAAACAGAAGTAGAGAAAAAAGAAAGAGAGTTAGAAGGGGTTAGAAAAACTAGAGATGAACAAATGTTTACAATTCTAGAGTTTCACACAAATATAGATCTTGAAGGTTTTGAAGACAAAGATATGGAACAAAACCCAACAGGAATAAAACTTCCTTACATTGTAACAATCGATACATCATCAAGAGAAGTTTTATCTATTAGAAGAAATTATAAAGCTGAAGATCCATTAAAAAATAAAATTGAATATTTTACTCATTTTAAATTTTTACCTGGACTAGGTTTTTATGGTTTTGGCTTAATCCACATGATCGGTGGATTATCAAGAACTGCAACGAATGCATTAAGACAATTGTTAGATGCTGGTACATTTTCAAATATGCCAGCGGGATTCAAACAAAGAGGTATTCGTGTTAGAGATGAAGCGCAATCGATACAACCTGGAGAGTTTAGAGATGTAGATGCACCTGGAGGAAACATCAGAGATGCATTTATGCCTTTACCTTTCAAAGAACCATCAACAACATTATTACAATTAATGGGTATAGTGGTTCAAGCAGGTCAACGATTTGCCGCCATAGCTGACATGCAGGTCGGTGACGGCAACCAACAGGCAGCTGTTGGAACGACCATTGCCCTCTTAGAGCGTGGCTCCAGGGTCATGTCAGCCATACACAAAAGATTGTATGTGGCGTTAAAACAAGAATTTGTTTTATTAGCAGAAGTATTTAAAACTTATCTACCACCAGAATATCCTTACGATGTTGTAGGTGGACAAAGAAATATTAAAGTTACAGACTTTGATGATAAGGTTGATATTTT